CGCATAGACACCCAGGATGCAGCGAGGAACCGGGTCGGTGATGCGGAAGCGCCAAGCCATCTGATCGGCCGAGCCTTGCGGGCCGAAGGTGACGCGCCGGCTCCGTTGGCCCGACTTCCCGATCCGCCGGATCTGTTTTGAGCCCCAGGTCTCGCCGTCTGTGGTGAGTTCGCAGGTGATCGCCGGGTCAAGGGTGAGGGTGCCAACGCCGGCCTGGAGGATGACCTCCAGCTCGTCGGTGGAGAAGTCGTTCCCCTTGGCCCAGGCCCAAGGCGTCACGATCTCAAGTTCGAGGGTGTGGCCGTCCTCGTCGTTCGTCTCGCCGTCGAGCTCGTAGATGAGCGGTTCGTCAACGGAGAACGCGAGGTCCATGCCATAGGCGTTGAGCAGGCCAGCGGCGCGCCAGGTGTCGGAGCCGTAGGACTTGCGGAAGTGCCAGCGCTCGGTCGTCTGGTCGAACACCACGCAACCTTCCGGGTTTCGGAAGACCACGAACAGGTGGTTCTCGCGGGTGTAGGACGAGCAGATCGTCGCCTTGGGGTTTGACCAGGAGCGAAAGACCCGCTCGACCGGAGCGGTTGAGATGACGGCCGGGGTCAGGCCATCCAGGCGGCGGGCGGTCCGGTCATGCGCCAGCCAGTAGACCGTGCCGTTCGTGCAGACCTTGGCGTCGCGCCCCTCGAGCCCGACGTCGATGAAGATGTCGGAATAGCGGGCGAAGGGGAAATCCGCCCCGCCGGTGTTCTGCTGCGCCTCGATCGTCTTCTCGCCCATGAGAAAGACCGTGCGGCGCACCACGGCGGAAGCGACCAGCTTGTCCGGCTTCCACTCGGCCGAGGAGAAGTCGAGAGCGTCGAACGCGGTAGGGTCGTTCAGTTCCGAAATGAAGAACTGTTGGCTGTTCAGTTCCGAGAACAGAAAATAGCCGTCGATCCAGACGACATCGGAGGCCTGGGGCGCATCCGGGTCGGTGACCAAGCCGACCGTCGTGCCGTTCCAGACGTAGATCTGCCCGCTGGTCACGATGACGACGTTGGTTCCGTCACCATCCATCGAGACGATGTCGAGGCCCGGAAGCGTGCCCAGGACGGTCGCTTGGCCATCATAGGCGACCCGATAGAGTTTCGTGCCAGCCACGACATAGGCGGCGCCGGACATCTCCATCCAACCGCGGCAATTGCCGTCCAGCCCAGAAGAGAGCCGGCGAAGGCCGGGGGCGCCCAGGATCTGCGTCGGCTCTTTGCCCTCGGGAACGCTCTCGAGATAGCCGTTCGTCAGGCTCTCAATCGAGGCTGCGGGGGCCTTGGCCTTGCCGATCTTCTGGCCGAGCGCCAGGGGGGTTCGGGTCATTTGCGACCTCCGTCTGGGAGGATCAGCAACGCGCCAGGCTCGACCCTCTGGAAGTAGGCGTCGAGATCCTCTGGGCTGCGGTACTTGAGATTGTCGGGGCTGGCGATGAACGCCCACGAGCCATCGCTGAGCTTCTGCCAGGCCCCGCCCTGCGCATGGGGACCGGAGTAGATGCTCTCGCTGGAGAACGTCGGATGGTTCGGCTTCTTCCAGGCGTCGGCGCCGTGGCTGTTCTCGCCCTGCTTCGCCCCGTTCAGCCAGAAGCCTCGGGCGTCATAGTCGTAGGTGGACCCGAGCCTCGGGTTCTGCTTCTGCCACTTCTGGAACTCGCGCTCCTGCTGCGGCGTCAGCGGCGTGTTGTAGGCCTCGGAGAAGTCGGCGGGATCCTGGCCGGCCGTCATCAAGCCCATCAGAAGTACTCCGCCCGCACGGTCTCCCGGTCTTCGCCGCTCTTGAGCGACGCAATGGTGACCTTGGCGGCGGATCCCAGGGTGTCGTAGCCCTTGCCGCCCTTCCCGAAGGAGACCGCAGCCATGCCGGCGCAGTAGTGGGCGAGCGGGATGCTCACGGCCTCGGGGATATCGTCCTCATCCCACCAGACCAGGCCTTCCTCCATCAGGAGGCCGCGGCCGCCGTCGATGTAGAGGTCGGCCAGGGAGGCGATCTCCGCGGCCGGGGTTTCCCCCGCGCGGATCACGCGCAGATGCGCCAGTATCAGGACGCGGAGATCGGCCTTAGTGGTCACGGATCAGTCCTCGCCGATCTCGAACTCGGCGGCCTCGATGGCAGCCTGCAGGCGCGGCACGCCCCAGCGGCGGTCGAACTTCACGTCGACGCCCTTCTCGGCGCCACGGGCAGCGAGGGCCTCAAGTTGGGCGATCAGGCTGTCCTTCTCGGGCGAGGACGTGGATCCGCCATCTTCGCCGTCGCCGTCATGGTCGAGCGGGCTCGGGGCGCTTTCGCCGGCGGCCTCGATTTCGTCGACGGTGGCGTCGGTGACGTCGGCGTTATCGTCGGCCACTTCGAAGTGCGAATTGCCGGCGATCTTGCCCTCGTAGCCGTCAGGGATGGTCGCCCAGCGCCCCTTCTGGAAGGTCGTCCCGAACAGGGAGATGGTGCGGGGGCCTGAATTGTTGTCCAGCGGGTCGCCGGTGAAACGGGCCTTCATGGGAAGGGTTCTCCGTATTGAGGAATGGGGCCTGGTTGGAGCGGATTGGGCGCCAAAATGACGGAGCCGGAGCCCCGCGCTGCACTCACCCTGGACGCCCCCTCGGGGGCGCATCCGCTCCGGTTTCAACACCCGTCGCCAGGTCGCGTCGGTGCTGGAGCGTGCAGCCATGAAACTGGGATGGCGGGGGCGAGGCGCCTGCCCCGCCCGCCGCCGCTACTTCATGTAGCCGGACAGGGCGAGCTTGAACGCCGCCGCCTGAGCCGTGGCCGCCGCCGTGGACGTGGTCCACAGCAGTTCGGTGTCGGCCGTGTACTCGTAGAGGAAGCCGGCGTCCGCCAGCGCCGTCACTTCACCGCCGGCCTGCCCCGAGGTGTTGGCGGTCACCAGACGGTCGTCGTCGCCGCTGTCGCCCAGCTTGAACACGACCGCCGGCGAGCCGTTCGAGTCCGCATCGCCGATGCGGAAGCGGATGCCGGTGCAGACGAAGCCCTTCGGGATCATCAGCAGGGCGGCGGTCTTGTTCAGGGCCAGGGCGCCGGTGGCGAGAGTGCCAGACGCCGGGAGAACCACCCCACCGAGGTAAGAGGTGGAGCCCGGCTTGGGCTGCTGGGTCGCCTTGTAGTCATAATCGGCCATTGCCGATCTCCTTCTTGGAAGAGGAAGGGCGGCCCCTTAGAGCCGCCCGCTTAGGTCGGCTTTAGGGCCTAGTCGGCGATCGCGGCGAAGTAGCCGGTGACGCAACCATTGTCCTTGGTGTTGCCGGTGTCGCTGTCAGCGGCCGTGCCGAAGCGCAGCTTGGCGAAGCCGTCGATGCCGTCGATGGCGACGCCGTACTTGTCGCCGTAGTCGAACTCCTTGGAGATCGTATTCCAGCGGCGGGCGATGGCGTAGCCGACCGCCTGGGCGCCCAGCAGATAGACCGGGGCGACGTCGATCGAGGAGTTGCCGACGCCGGTGTAGACCGGCATGTCGAGCAGTTCCTTGATGATGCAGCCCGACCACATCAGGTCGCCGCCCTGGAACAGCTTGGCGGCCTCGCCGGCGGCGGTCGTGTCGTCCAGCACACCTTCCAGGTCCGCCCGCAGGTCGCGGAAGGCGTAGGGGTGGGCGTAGACGATGTAGTAGCGCTTGCCGTTGCCCGGGTCCTTGATCGGTCGAATCTTCGGCGACGCGACGGTGGCCATCCGCTTCATCAGGTCGACCGCAGAGCGGGTCAGGGTGTCGTTGGTGCTGTCGACGTTCGCCAGCGACGCGGAGTGGTCGTTGCCGCTGTTGTTGGCCTTCACCTTGCCGAAGAGGACGCGGTCGGCGTTGTTGGCCAGCCAGGCGTCCTTCTGGGCTTCCGACGCCGAGGCGTAGGCCACGCCGTCGATGGAGCCCAGGGCGACGATGATCTTGTCCCGGGTGTTTTCCTCGGCCCAGGTCTGCAGGGCCGGCTTGGTCGCGTCGCGCAGGCTGATGGCCGAGACCTGCTCGTCCATCTCGCCGGTGCGAACGCCGTGGCGGCGCTTGTTGACCGTCACCTTGTGCGAGCGGGAGACGAGGTCTTCTTCCTTGCCCTCGAGCACGTCGGTGCCCGTGGTTTCGCCGTTCTTCAGGCGGTTCAGCAGGGCGAAGGTGACGCTGTCGCCCTTCTTCTTGGTCAGGTTTTCCTTGACCTGGATCACCGAGTTCTCGTTCGTGCCGTAGAGCTCGGAGAACTCGTTGCCCTGGAAGTACTCGGTGAAGAACTGATCGTCCCACTGCTGAACAGTGAGGCCGGTAGCCGCGCGGGTGTCCGCCATGGCTTAATTCCTTCTCTGGGATGCGGCGTCGTCTCGACGCTGCGTTGCTGGGGATCGCCCGCGCGGGTCCGGACCTAGCGGAACTTGTGCTTGGTCAGGTCGCCGAGGGGCGTGGGGCCGGCGAACCGGCCGCTGCTGTCTCTCGGGGTCGCCGAGCGCGCGGCGGAGGCCGGCGGCG